CTTACATGAAATCATATCGTCATCATCAGCAGAGAAAAGAGAGATAAGAGCGGCACGGCGAATACCACCAGCAAGAACTGCATCTGCAATGTGACAAACAATATCGTGAACTTCAATGGATGAAAGTTGATCACCGTCTTGTTTCAAATCAAGTATTGCTCTAATCTTCTCAATACAAATACGAAGTGGTTCCGGACCAGGTGCCTTACCACCACTTGTAATCAAACGAGCACCCTTGTGACGAATATCTGAATAATCAAAACGAATAGATGAACCACCCGTAAAGTATGACTTCATCAATGCCTTAACTGCATCTGCCCAACCTTCTATTGAATCACTAATCAAAAATCTTCTTTCTTTATTCTTTGGTCTGTGGATTGCAGGTAGTTCTTCAACATGATGTTTCTGAACAGAATAACCAACACCAGTTCCACCAAGAAGAAGAAACATCACTTCACCAAATGCACGCCAATCATCAATCGGCAAATAAGCACAGTTGTAAATTCTGTTAGGAGAAATCTCTATTGGTTTACCACCAAACTGCAATGAACGCATTGATGGTAAAACTTTTTTATCATACACAAATTTATAGACATTTTCAATCTCGTCTTTTAATTGGGGGTATTTTCTTTGGTGCATTTCTTTGTTTCTAGTTACCAATTCTTCCCATGTTTCCCTACGATTTTTTTCTGGAATGAAACGAGCATATTTCATATAAACAGTAATTTCAGACAAGATGCGATTGCTAATGTCCATTTATTTCTCCATTGATTTTTTTATTGAAAACTTTGTTTTTTAGGTGTAAATTAAAACCATATACGAATAAGTATACGGTTTGAAATAAAAAAAGTAGGTTTTTTCAAAAATTATTTTTCCACTAAAATCCTTCTAATTCTTTGAATTTTTGTGAAAGTGCCTTCTTAACATTTACTTCGCCTTTCATGGAAGTTGTAACACTTTGTCCCATATCAGATGATGGTTCATATATCTCAATGTGACCAGTCATTGTATTTATTTTACTTGGGAATGTCATACCATCTGGACCAAAACGATTTTTGATAATATGCCATCTGCCGGTTCCACCAACCTTATCATTTAGTTTTCTTGATAGAGACATAATAAAATCAGCAATCATAATTTTATTGTATGATTCTGAAACTTTGCCACCTTCGATAACATCATCTTCAAGAGCAGAACGATTTGCCTGTGATGCAGTCCAAATGGGTATTCCATAAGTTCCACCGATACCACGAAGGTCCTCATAAATATCATTCAACTCCAATCTTTTATCACCGGCTTTTGATGGTCTAATCAAATCTGCATAATCAACGATAACCAAATCTGGTGCCTTACCTTGACTAATACATTTCTCTATATGTGATGTTATTGTTGTTATACTTGCAGTTTTAGTTGGATAATACTTTACAATCAGGTCACCCTTGATAGTTTCCATTGCATCACGAATTTTTTCTTGTGCATGTTCTTCTCCAAGATTTTGAAATGCAATCTTTGTAAAGAATGCATCAAATCGGCGAGCAACATAGAACTGATTAAGTTCAAGTGTGTAATAGATAACTCTCTTCCCCGCACGAACGGCATTTGCTGCAACACTAACCAACCCCCAAGACTTACCACCGCCGGCAGGAGCAATGATTACACCAAGTTCTCCGGCAGCCAATCCACCATTTGTAATATCATCAACAACATTCCAACCGGTAGATACACAAGTTCTTGCACCTTCTTCATAACGAGCTGCAATATCAACAATATAATCGTGACCAATATCTTTGTCAGTTCCAGCTTTAAGTGCATTATCAACTTTCTTTTTTATCAAATCGTACTTACCACTCTTTAGCAAATCAACCGATTCAATAATTGCAACTTTCATCTTTTGATTTTTACAAAATTCTAATGTAGTTAATTTTACATATTCACCATCTGTACTGTCTTTATATTTTGCACTTTCTTTTAGTGAATCTGCGATGGTGCTTTTCAAAACTTTATCTTCAACTTGTATCAATTCGGATTTGAATACTTCGGCAGTTGGTGCAGTTCTATACTTCTCATAATAAGACATTATCCTAGCAACAATCCAATTATTTGCCTGAGACTCAAAATAAGTTGGTTCGATTATATCTGAAACTTGTTGTAAGAATGACCTATCGTTTAATAGTGATGTGATAACTTTTGTTTGAAATGTATGTCCGTATTGGGATAAATTATCCTGCATACTTGTTCCTAATCGAATTTAATGTTGTAAAATTTTTCTTCAACCACTCGTCCCAATTCAATAAAACATTTTGTAGTTTATCTTCTACAAACAATTTGTCTAACTCAATCTTATTTATTCCACCAATTTCACCATCAACTATGTTACGAATTGTAGATTTAGTTGATGATGGAATATCAACATCTTCAAGTTGCATTATACGATGATTGGTTTCCAACACTTTCAGATTTTGTTTTAGTTCTTGAATTGCCTTCGATTTGTTATCATACAATTTACAAAATTCTATGAACATTTCCAAATTTATTTTTCTTTTTTCTGATAATATAGGGAAATGTTTGAGAATTGATTTGTCACCAATACCTTTTATACCAGCAACATTATCACTCTTGTCACCAAGAATTGATTTGTATATGATGTAGTTCTCACACCATATACCAGTTTCTTCCAAAAGGTTTTCGGGAGTATACATTTTCTTTTTAGTTGGCAAATAAACGCCAACCCTATCCGAGACTAATTGTAAAAAGTCTCTATCATTTGATAGGATAACACATTTTTCTTTGAAATAAGAAGAAAGGTAGGCAATCGCATCATCTGCTTCGATTTTATCAATGGAGAGTATTGTTAGTGGCAGATTTTGTAGGTATGAAAAAACACGAAACAGTTGATATTTGATAGATGATTGCTCATCATCAATATCCTCAAATCCTACTACTCTATTCAATCTTGATTTTATTGCTCTACCTTCCTTGTAATTTGAGTAAATTTCTTTTCTTCTTTGTGAGCCACCCTTACCATCAAAAACGATAACTACACGAGTTGGGTTTACCATACGGATTGTTGCTCCAAGAGACTTCAAGAAACCAGATAGTCCACCAACATGAACACCATCTTCATTTAATGTTGGGATCGCAGAGAATGTTCTGATAAACAAATTCATTCCATCAACAATCAAAACTTTACTATCTCGATGTAAATTTGTCTGTTCAGCTTTTTCTGTTTCGATTTCTTGTAAAAGTCTTTGATACTTTTTATTCATTGTAATAATTCCATATAGTATTATGTTAATACTAATATACGAAAAATTAAGGAAACAGGCAAGCAAAATTAAAGGTCATGTTCCCATTTCAAAATGTGTCCTTTGATACCTTTTTTATATTTTTTGCCATTCAAATGATGATAGATATTCCCCTTATCTATTCCAAGAATAGATGACCACATTGAAGTTATATGTTTTTCTCCGATATGTTTACCGTTAATACATACAGCATAACCTTTGAAACGTGCATTGTTTTCTCCAGCAACACCCTTCCTTATTTTTCTTTTGGTTTCTTCGGATAGGTGTTTTCCGTAATTCGGGTGATTTTTTCCAGTTTTACGTTCACTCAATTTTTTCTTAGTTTCATCATAGTGACGTTTGCCATACCAAGAACTTTTTTCACCGCTTCCAGATCCGTGACTATGATTATGTCTATTATAGAACATTGGATTATTACCAACGTCATAATAATTCAGCCAGTATTCTTCTCGAATTGATAGATGTTCGTCTGATTGACAAACTTCAAGTATTTCTTTCTTGAAATTCTCTCGGCCATACTTTCGTATTGCCTTTTTCAAAAAAGTGCCTGAACCATAGTAGTTCGGATTGTTATGACTGTCTCTGCCAATATACTTCTTACCATTAACCAAATTGGTTGTAATGTAGATAACCATAGGGGTTCTCCTGTTTATTTATAGTTAAACTTGTCTCTACTATAAATATCAAACAGAAAAGTAAAAATGCCGAGTTTGACAGGAGTTTTTTCGTAGGAGTTGAGACAAGCTACTATAAACTATACAAACTCGGCACTTAAACTATACTTCATCTTGTAATAATGGTTCATTTGAAAGTGTCACATCGTCAATTCTGGCTTCATCCAACTTTTTGTATTTCATAATTACTTTGTCAGCAATTTCATCATACACTATATCGTATAATTCGGGATCACTCATAATCTTTTCAACAAATTCTTTGGATTGAAATTTGATAACTTCTCCAGATCGTTTATCTGTCCATGAATACCAAGCACCTGATTGAGATACAAGGTTGTGTTCTTTCATAACAGTAAGCCAACTACTGTAATCATC